GACCCCACGGCGATCCTGAAACAGGAACATTAGGTATATGTACCACTGGAATAAGTCCAAGTGGATTTGGGCGTGAATCAATCAACTCATCGTTAACGTATTCTTCAATAACGTCATCGGTAAGGATTTCTGTATAAGTAAATACTTGGCGTGTACCTTCAAGAGATGTTCCCCAGAAACGATACTTCTGCTTAAAACGTAGAAGACGTGTGCGATCGTGTGGGTGGAATTCAGGGAAACAGAATGAAGAGTTCATAGGAAGGATGCGTACACGACCAGGATGGAGGTGACCTGCAGAATCTTGCCATGGCTCTTCATAGGCGACTTTTACAAATACGTCACCAGTAATTCCGCCTTGCTGTCCAATCTCAAGTAAAACACGCATCTTGTCATTGTCTACTTCCCAGATACGTTCTAGACGATCTGGAATAATTGCTTCCGTTGCTTTTGGAGAACGGAAATGAACGCCGTTACCAAAGGTAAAGCGTGAAAGGTAATCATTAAATGCACGGTAGTAGTTGACGGCGATTTGCATTTCGCCTTGCTCTCTACGGTAACCCCAGTGATGACCTAAGTTAATACATCGCCCAGTTTAAACTGTAGCGATTGAGACGTGGACCGTGAACTTCGAACTCTTCATCGGCTAGTTCAACAAGGCCAAGTGGAGAAATTGAAATTGTTAAATCACTTGATGCTGCTCTATACGATGGTGGAGAAAAGTCTAGGAATGACATACGTCATGCACCTCCCCTCTGTCCGTGACAGGCGTAGCCTGGGTAGTACGCAATGCTCGTACCACGTTAGCAATTTCATTTTTCTTTTCATCAGTAAATGGATGAATAGAACCTTTACGTCCATTGCAATCTTTGCACGCTGGACGTAAATTAGAACGAACATGTGCTCCGCCTTTTGAAAGGGGGTGAACATGATCCCACTGAACTACATCTAACTTTACTTCACAAATCCAACATTCACTGTTGTATTCAGTAAAAATATCATCTAAAACTTTTGCAGATATCTTTTCAACATCAGTTGTCCATAAAGAAGCACGTTTTTGGCTACGTCTAGCCTTGTTTAGTTTAACTCTATAAGCAGAAGTTTTAGAGAGCCCATGAGTAGTCATTTGTTCTTTTACTATTTCAATATGAAAACACCCACAAGAAGAAGTATTTTCATTTTTTACTGTGTAAGGACGAAGCCATACAGCAGTACCACACAAACAATCAAACTTTTGAAAACAACGATTACGACCATCTGGACGTTTACGAAGTTCAAATTCTTCTGTCGCAGTAAGACGACCAAAAACCTCACCTAAAGAAATAAGGTTTGGTTGATTTCTCTTATTTAGAGCAACAGTCATTTGTCCTTCTTTTTCTTTACTTCTTTTTTTTCTTCTAAATGTTTGGCTTTTTCTTTTTCGTGCTTCTTTTGAGCCATACCAGCACGACGTGTTGCTTCAGTTGTTTCGATGAACTGTCCGCCACTCTGTACGTACTTCTTATGTACCCAAGCACTTGCACCTGGATTTGGATAGGAGGAGTACTTAGCCCGTGCCTGAGCAACAATCATTGCATACAGTTTTGGGTTAGCGGGTTTTTTCATATCTCCTCCAAAAGATAACTGATCTCCTCCCATACCCTATAGCATGGGAGGAGTTCAGGTGTAATAACTTAGTCGTTTACGACTGTTGGAGACATACGCTGTGTACGTCCGCCTGAAACGACTTTGGTCTCAATCTGTGCTGCTGAGTAGTCGTTCATTGTTCCATGTGCAAACTCTCCAAGGAAAGTTGGTGCTTCTGCCCATGATGCAGAGCCTACGTGTGCACGCTCTGAAAGGGTTTCAGCAGCAGACTTCTGCCACACTGGTGCATTACGGTTTGGACGACCAGGTGCTACTGCAGAACCTGATGCAATACCTTTTTGGAAATCGTTTGGCACATCAGTGTCAGTTGCGATTCCTTCTTCAAAGCGAAGTGGTCCACGACGTGTTGCGTTGTCTGCGCCCTTGCGCTCATAGATCTGTGGTGCACGCTCTGGAAAGCGAGGTGCTGGTGAAATTGTCATACTTACTCCTTAAGGATGTATTGGGAAGGCCATTCCAAGAGAAAGTGTCTCTCCTTTTAGGCTAGTTGTGTTGTCTAACTAGAAAAAAGGATTACTTGAGGCCACTACTTCTGGCATAACCAGATCCTGAGTTAGGGAGCAGGCGATTGATAGGGAGTCCACAAAATCGTCGTGGGCATAAGATTCATCTGGTGCAGCCACCAAAAAGTTAGGGCCCTTAAAAGTTACTTCGGCATCCAACATCTGTTGATAGAACCGCTTCCAGGTACGAAGTCTGCGGGTTTTGGCGTGTGCTGGCCAAGAGACCATCTTTCTTTGAATTAGCGCTTGTAGATGTTTCCAACGTTTTGATTGTTCTGATGGACTAGATGTTATAGGCATAACTTCGGCTCTAGGTAATAGAAGTTTTAGACGTTGCGCTACTGCATCGCCTACACCGTTAGCATCAACACCAACAGCAAGTACATCGTAGTTAGATAAGAAATTAACAATTTGGAAGTACTGCTCTTCCCAATCATCTCCCTGCATCTCTAGCCAATTAAGTACTCGATGATCAAAATAACCAAACTCATCAGGGCGATCCCAATCAACCCATACAACAGTAACGACCGTTGAGTCAGTCTTACGAGCAGGGTCGATCCCCACAACGACTGGGGTCTTGTGCCATACCTTGACCAGTTCTTGAGAAGTGTCGCCCAACTCATCCATAATGTTTGAAGTAACAAACATTCCTCTTTCAAGAAGCCACTTACAGTTGTAAGACATTTGGAATTCATCTGACTCTTCTCCAATGCGTAGCATCTCTTTTCTAATAAATCTTTCGTAGTTATCATTAAACTTTGCGACATCTTTCCAGTCCCACTGGAAGTGGTTTTGTCTGTTTCCTCTGTTGGTCTGACGTCGTCTATTCATTTGAATTGCACGATAGAAGTTGTTCTTACTTGTAGTTGGTGTGCCTGTCTTTACCATTGTTCCTGCGTAATACGCAAGCATTGGAGAGATTGACTTTGATACTACAAAGTCATCTGCTTCTTGACACTCATCGATAACAATCAAATGGAACGACTTAGATTCGATCTTTGCACGTGGGTTGGCAGTCATCATTGTGATTGTAGAGCCAGACTTCTTTAATTTAATCTGACGAGTAACTCCGCCCACACGCATCATTGCATCATCAATCTCTGGATCTCCCAAAATCTCGATTGCACGCTCAGAAGTTAGACGTGTAACCGTACGACCAAAGAGAGTTTCTGCCTGTCCTTCTGTTGGCGCAAATAAACCAACCCATAGTCCATCTTTAAACTTTCCAAGTAAGTCTGGGTATAACTTTGCAAGTCTAGGAAGTAACACCATTAGTGTGGCAACTGTGTCAGCAACAGTTTCTGATTTACCTGACTGACGTGATGCTAATGCCGTAATTTCTTCGCCATCGTTAATGATTACGGATTCAATAATTCGACGTGCCAGAGGTTTTTGATATGGGTGTAGGTCGTGACCAACAAGGACCTTTAAGAAGTCCATAATTTTGTCAATTAACTTGTCAACAAATTGTTGCGATAACTCATCTAATGGTTCATCAATAGGATCTTCTGGCGTCGGTTCTTCACCCTGATAGAACTCAGGATTAATTTCCTCAAACTTTTTGGAGTCGTATTCGTTTTCCATAGTGTCCTTATTAAACAGCGAAACCCATCATTGCTGATGGGTTAACGCCTGACCAGTAAGAGAGGGTAAGACAATTAACTATAGCACACTCTGAGAGCGGCGCTTTAACTCTTTAGCGATTGCATAAAAGGCTTCAGCACCCATAACAACTTCATCAATGTCCGCTTGACTCTGATTCCTTTGCCATGTTGTCAAGTGCCTTCCTAATATAAACATTGATTGCTCCATCCATGTAATCAAGTCTGGAGTCGATATCGTTGCTACTCGCTTCTCGATTCGAGTCTGTGGCTGGTGTCCAACCTTTTTCTTCCGTAAAATCATCGTAAGTCACTTCTCGCCTCTCCAGTGCACCACTAAGTGCATCTTCTTCATTTAGCATTCCGTTCCATTTGCCTAAAACTAATGCCTTGTACTTTGGCAATCGTACTATAAGCGGGGTGGCAGTCCTAAACGGCTCTTGTATTTCTTGAGTCCATCCACGCACAATGACTTTACTGCCCCATTCAAAGGGGAAGTTTGTGAACTGAATGAAGCGCTTTGATCCGATGTTGTGTACCTTGGGCATGTCACGGTTTCTGTGGTTTGGGGGGTTTTCCTTGTTTGCCTTTATATTGTATCTGTGCAGCACGAGATAGGCGATAGAACGCCTTTCTTGCTACTGCAGAAATAGAGCCCGTGTCGGCTGGTCCACGAGGCTTGAAGTCTAGATAACGATAAATATATTGTCCCTTTGAAACACGGGCTTTAAATGCCTGCCATTCAGATGTGGTAACTTCGTAATAGTTGTAGAAAGTTCCATCACGGAATACTACCGTGATCTTTTCTTCATCTTTGTCATATCCCGCTGCCACGGTTCGTGGGCGTGCTGGGTTTGTTGTTGAAGTTGGAACCACAGTCAGTGGTGCGGCAGAAGTGTCTTCTTCATTCTGCGGTCCCTTATATCCAGGAACGTAGTATTCGTCTGCAGCCTCGTCGTACTCGTAAAAAGTTCTACTATTTCCAGTTTCACCTGTAGGATCAAAATACTGATCTTTATAAGCAGACTCTCCAGCCAAGTTCTCTGACATTTTTCTTTGCTTGTCTGTCTTGTAGTAATCCATAGTACTGGCGTCATTTATTACTGAAATAATCTCATCAAATTCGCCATAAGAAGATGCTGCAGGAAGTCCAGCAAAATCAGAACCCGTAATCTTTTCAATTCCTGCTAATTGCCTTGGACCAAATTGATTTCCAATGGCAAGGTTTAGTTCTCCTGCAGACGGCGCAACTCTACGTTGACCACGTGCGGCTGCACCGCCTACAGGACGAACCATAATAAAGTCCTAAATTAGGACGCTGCTGCCCATGGTGTAATTGTTACTGCTGCTGCTGGTGCAATTTCGTTTGCGCCTGCTGCAATTGATTGAGTCTTGATTGTTCCAGGAACACCAATTACTGAACCAGTTCCTGTAGACAATGCTGTGCTTGCATCTGTGACAAAGTAAACCTTGTCGGTGCTTTCATTTGCAGTTACAGTCCAAGTTCCATCAACAGTTCCTGTTGAAGCGACTGTAATCTTTGTACCTACTGGGTAGGCTGCAGTTGCACCTGTTGC